CGTATTAGGATCACCTGTACGCTGAGCCATGCCTGCTGGACGGAAGTACTGACCGAATTTCTCCATGTCATATGCTTCTCCGTCTACTGATGCTTCAAACATTTCTTTAATGACCTTCACTTCAACCTCAGTTGGCTTTTTAGGAAGGAAATCTGACATATTAAACAAGCCGTGTGTATTAACTGCATTCATTTCAGCATCTGTTAATGGACGCTCTCTACGAGCCCAGTTAGATGTTGAATAATCTGCATAACCGCCTTTTGAAGTTTTGTTAAGACGGAAATCTACACCTGCTGTGTAATCTGTTGGCAGTTCTTCCATATCGGGGTCCATTAATGCGGCCTTAATGATTTGGAAAATCTGCGGACCAATAATAAACCTACGAATAGGATTCTCTGGAGTTGTATCTTCGCTTAAAGGATTATCAGTCACAAAGCCTTGGAAAATGTATGAACGCTTTTTCCAATACTTACGACCCATATCTTCTAGTGAAGGATCTTTAAACCAACCACGTACTTCGCTCAAGATTGGACAAGTTTCGCCATACATTTCCATACATGGTACTTGTACTTGAACTGGACGAGAGTCAGTCTCACCTTTCACCCCAGCAAATGGAAGTTTGATCATCAAACGTTCTTGCCAGAAGAAAGTGTTGTTTTCATCCCCATCAGGAAGGAAACGTAGAGTAGAACTCTCGCCTTCTTTCATGTTCCAAAATGGGTAAATTGCGTTGTCCCCGCCGGTGCTTTGAGAACCACCTGTGCGTGATTCTTGTTCTTTCAGTTTTGCTCTGATTTCTGCTAAAGATGCCATAGTTTTGCCTCCTATAATATGCCTATGTCTTTGTGCCTAAATAAGTGTAGCACAGTATTATACTACACTCATATATTTATAAAGTCAAGCGTTTTTCTTGACTTTTTTTGAATTAACGTAAACCTGCTAATTCTCTCATTCTATCAAACTCTGTGTCTGTTTCCATTTGCTGTGGATTTTGAGTCATTTCAAATTCTTCACAAGTTTGATAGATTCTTTCAATGAACTGCTTTGCTGGTTCAATGAATTTTTCACCATAGTCTTTTTCAACCATAGTTAATACTGCTGTTTCGCCTTTTGGAAACTCGCCGGTTTCTTTATCAAAATGACTTAGTATAAATTCGCCTATTGGGGTCTTTTCGTCTTTTAGTTCCTTTTCTTTGCCCATTGCTTTCTTAATAGCAATGTCTTTTGCTTTCATGTAATCGTCTGAATCAATATCGCCGTCACCGTCGTGATCTTTCTTTTTGCCTTCATACGAATCCCAGTCTGCGTTATCGATTGTATCATCAATTACCATACCAATACATTCGTCCCTGTCATCGTCTGGGTGTAAGCCATTTTCTCTAGCACAGTCATTAATTTCTTGATCTAATTCTTCTGGGCTTAGTCCCATTTCTTTTGCTAATGCGTCTTCACCACCTTTTTCATAGGCAGCTTCCATGTCCATTTTTGCTTGCGCTTGCTGGCTTGGTTCGCCATATGGAGCACTTTCTTCCGGGGCTTGTTCGTCGCCTACACCGTGTCCTTTATGGAACCAAGATTCTAATTCTGCTTGTAGTTCTTCTGGGTCTTCAGTATCAAAGTATGTAAAGTCATCAGCAACTACTTTGCTTTTTCCTTCTGGAGATGTAATAGTGAGTTTATGTTTTGCATAACCATTTTCTTCACCGTTATATTCTAATGTATAACTGTATTCACCTGCACCTTCGGCAAACTGACCCATTATTTTATCAAATGCTGATTCTAGTTCTGCTTCTTCCGGCGCTGTAGATTTTACAGTTTCATACATTCCCTTGCCGCCACATTCTGGACAAGATTCGTCACATGAGCAAGGTGTATCTCCGCAGCAAGAGCACTTTTTATCTTCGCCTTCGTAAACACTGTAACCTTCTAAATCTAAAGGTCCTAACTCACGTGCCTTTGTTGCTTCGCTTACCAGTTTGTATATGTAAGGGAATACATCTTTGAGTTCTTCGTTAAACTGACGAATAGTTAATTCGTCAATCCAATTTTCAGCAACGTCGGCAGGAACTTCTTCTAGTACTGGTGCTTCAAAAGATTCAAATGCTTCTGAATAAAAAGACTTTTTCTGGAGAGATTCGATTGTCTTTTTAACAGTAGCAACTCTTTCTTTTACAACATCCATATAATCTGCAAGGCTTTCTGCCATTACAGCTGAACGACCCATGTAGTTCTTAAACTTGCGTAACTTAGCAAGTTCTTCTGATAGTCCTACAATATGCTTACCAAAATCATCATGGGGATTGCCACCTTCTGCTACATGACGAGCCATTGCTCTAGCACCTGCTAGATGTTTGTAAGGATACTTAAATCTTTCTCCTTGTGCGTTGTCAACAAAAATAGAACCAATTTTCTGTGTTCTACCTGTTGCTAATTCTGCATTCACACTTTCTGTGTGCTTAATTACCAGCCTAGCGTTATCTATATCTTGATAACTTACACGGCTAGTTCCGTACAACTTTGACTCGTTCATTTTATCCTCTCCAGATCTATTTGTTGCTAAAAACTTGTAATCTCTTTTATTTAAGTTTGACTTTGTTATATTGCGTGTGTTAAAGTTGAGTAATCTTTTTTTGGCAAAAACTCTTAATTCTTTCAAAAATGAGTACCATTGATCTTTGACCATACTGTTTTCGTTAGTAACTAAATCGTTACTATACATGACTATTACACCTTCGTCTTCGGCGACACTTACACTAACTTTGCCTAAGTCGCGTCCTTCAGTCTTAAAAGAAAAATCAAAATATCTAGCCAAAGATGGTTCGTTAGTAATATTTCCATCCTGATCTCCTATTGTCACATTATGGAATTTACCGCGAATTTTGTTAAACAAATCTTGACTGACATTATCTAAGTTTTTCATATTAGTATTTATCAATAGTTGGTTGATATAAAGATAGGCATTGGTGGTTCGTAATCATCGTCAGATTCGGCTTGATTAAATGTGTCGTATATTCTTGGATCCCAATCTTTGAGTACTGCCATCATTCTAAGTGCTAATAAAGTGGCACTTATAAGATCGTCTGTTTGTCCTAGCTTTGCTTTATAACTACTGCCTGTTGCAACATAGTTTTTAAGTTCTGATATAAAGGGTTTAGAATGCACAGTCATTTTTGAATTTTCAATCATGGTTTTTAATCGGCTACAAGCAGTAATTTTAGTACTATGCGTTGTGTTAAAACCCTTTCTAAACTTTCTTACATGACCTTTTCTAATCGGTTCTGATACAAATAGTCCTGGGATATTTTCTTCTCCAAAATCGTTAATAACTATTAGAGCTGCTTCTCCTATAGAATTGTTTTCTACACTCCAATATATTCCTTGCGGATTTTGTGTTTCTTGTTCTATGTATCTACAAATATCGGATAATATTCTTATTTGCCCCGGAATAGCAGTAGTATTGTGCTGCCATTCTGCTACTTGTTCATAGGTTGGAAGTTCAAAAACTTGTATGGCTGCATTATCGCCGCCAGTTCCCATACTTGGATCGAGTGCTACTGCATAAGTGTACTGATTTGTTGGTTTTTTATACCAACGTGTTTGGCCCATGTTTAGTATCGGTTTATGTCCTTCCATTTGTGCTAAGTGTATTGCAGAAATAAGAGTTTCATCAAATACTAAGAATTCACATCCGTATTCTCGCCTGAAACGTTCTTCGCCAATTCTGCCTATTTCAGCATCTCGCCATTCGTCGTCTCGATCTGGATGTTCACTCCAGTGACAAGTAAAACTGTGAAATCCATTAATGCCAAGATCTGTTTCATTGCCGTGCTCGTCAAATTTTTGTTCTGCCTGTTTCCATATATTTGCAAATGTATCCTCATCGGAGTTAGGTGTACTTGTAATAATAGCACGACCACCTGTTGCTAGCGTAGGTGATATCGAGGTCCAAAATTCATCTGCAATATTAGGTTGTACAAACGCAAACTCATCGCAATATAATAGCGAAATAGACATACCACGTCCTGTATTACCTGTTGTAGTTGCACTAACTATTCGACTGCCGTTTTCAAATTCAATTGAGCCTTTATTGTAATTTGTTACTCCGGCTCTTATATGATCAGGACATAACTCATACACATAGCGAATACGTTGCATAATTTCTTGTGCTCCTGTGTATTTGTGAGCAGCAATTAATATAGTTTGGTCGGGATGAAACATTGCGTACCACGTTAAATATACCGCGGCACAAGTAGTTTTTCCAGTTTGTCTAGGCAACATATTAATATTAAATCTAAAGTTATGGTAACTTTCTAACAGTCGCTCTTGGTAGTCAAATGGATCAAATAATAATTTGCCTTTTACAGGGTGCTGTATGTAAGCAAACTTTTTTGCAAAATGTAGATATCCTGACTCCGGATCCATACACAGCATCAAGTCTTGTATTTGATCTTCAGAGTATTGTTCTCGCTGATTGGCTTTTTTAGTTAAAACGCCGTCTAGTGATTTTGCCATAATAATATTTAGTGAAAAAAATAGCGGCAGTTGCCGCTATTTGAATATGCCTAAAATGACAATTATTTACGTTTTTTCTTTTTGCTGCCGCACATTGCCTCGTATTGTGCTATTAAATCTCTTTTTAGTTTTTCTTTTACAGCCATTGCGTTATCGCCATCTTGTGCTTTAGCAAATTGTTTTTTCTTTTTGTTAAGTCCGCCTGATAAATCGTGTATCATTTTATTATGGTCTGAATATTCCTCGTCTGGTTCATTAGCATACGATTCTTCTTCATAACCACTTGGGTCTTTTACTCTAATGTCTTTTGGATTTTTTGATTTATGCATATCATCGCCTGAGAAAGTAACTGCATCAACATCTCCGTATTCTTCGTTTGGAGAGTTACTGTAGTCACCACAAGGTGATTCGTCTTTTGGTCCGTCTACTATATCCCGTAATCTTTCTATATCGGTGCGCATCGGCATCATACTTGGTTTAACTTCAGATGTTCCGCCTAATCCTGCATTTTTCATCATATCTAATAAATCTGCTACGTGTTCTTTACCAGATGCATTCATTGATACATTAATTGATACAGGATTTCCTTTGTCCATTGGAGGAGCCATTGGAGGAGCCATTGGAGGCATACCGCCTTCATCAACTGACTGTAAAGACTCAAGAATTGTTTTCATTTCAGAAGTGC